GCACCATTCGGTAACATGATGTGAAATAAGAGCGCTTTCCCGCTAAGACTAGCGATGCCGAAGACCACACATTCCTCACTTTCACCATGATGTTCTTTAAAATCATAAAGATACTCCTTCCTTACTTTGCAATAGATTGGTGGTATATTTGCATTTAAATAAGCCATAGTTCCTCATATTATTTAATTTCGCCCCAGTTAGGACCTGATTCATAATCAACCTTGTTAGGAACTTTTAACTCTACTGCATGTTCCATTATGTTTTTTATTTTATCAGCTTGTGATTTTGATTCAATAGAAAAATCTAATTCATCATGTATTTGTATATGTGCTAATAAACCTTCTTTATACAAATCAATCATAGCTTTTTTAGTCATATCTGCAGCTGATCCTTGAATTAATTTATTCAAAGCTTTATAAGTAAAGGCTCTACGAAATGAATTATTATGCCAATAGTTTGTCTGAGGTTTACCATCTTTATCTTTAATTTCATTTCCATCTTCATTTAATAAATATGGGCCCATCTTTTTTAGTTCCATCATTCTTTGATGATCTTCTGCAGGTACAAATGTTCCCCAATTACTACCTCTTAATATTGGTTCATACTTAGGAAACCTACATCGTCTTCCTAATAATGTTTTTATTCTACCTTTATCTTGTGCAACTTCCATTACTCCAGTCATTAATTCTTTTACAAAAGGAACTTTTTCATGATACTGATCAAATAATTCATCTGCTTTTTCTTTTGATACACCTAATTCATTCTGTAGTTTGGCTTTACCCATTCCATAAAACAAACCTAAGTTAATTGTTTTAGCTTCTTTTCTTTCAATGTTTGCCATATCTGCAACAATTTGATGAAAATCTGTAGATGGATCATTTTCATATGAATTTGCAATTACCTGTGCTGTATCATATCCAAATCTTAATGCATAATGTGCAACCAATCTCGGCTCTTGTTGTGAATAATCAAATGTACCCCAGGTACAACCTTGTTCAGGTATAAATAAACTTCTTATTAATGGTCCTGTGTCTGGATCTCTTGCAGGTATTTGCTGTAAGTTTGGATTTGAATAACTAAATCTACCAGTTACTGTACCGCCATCATCAGAACGTATTTGATTTATATCTGCATGAATCCTACCATTATGTTCATGTTTTAATATAGTATCAATAAATGTCGTACTGACCTTGTTTATTTTTCTAGCTTCTGCTATCATACGAACTACAGGATGATTATGAGAGGAAATAAAATTTTTAGTAAATGAAGGAGAGTCGGTCTTTTCAGTACGGGTATAAGGTAGCTTCAGTTTGTCAAAAACTTGTGCGATCGATCTGGCTGCCCATATCTGAGTATCTACTCCTGTTTCTATTTTTATTTGTTGCAATAAGTTTTCTTCTTTTACTGCCATTGCTGTTTTTAATTGATTTGCTTTTTCGATATCTACCCGCACCCCTAGGTGACGCATATCAACTAGGCAAGGGAAAAGATCAGTTTCGAGATTAAATATATTTTGTAAATCATCTTCTATAATTATTTTTTTAAATAAATGCCAAAGTTCTAAAGTTAGAGCTGCGTCTTCTTCTGCGTATGCTCCTACTTCACTTGCAGGCATCTTCCACATATCTGCTTTTGGATCAAGTCCTCTTTCTTTTGCAGCTTGATTAAGTAATGCTTCGTTTTTACCTTTAGTTAAATATTCCCAAGAAAGTGCATTCAAACTATAATGAAATCTATTTTCATTAATAATGGATGCTGCAATCATAGTATCTATAATTAAACCATTGATTTTAATACCTAAATTTCTAATCCAACACACGTCATACATCGCATTATGAAATATTTTTGTAGCAGGTGATTCACAAACATCTTTAAACCATCTTAAAACTCTATCTCTGTCCATATTTGGACCTGTACCATGAGCTATTGGAAAATAATTTTTATAACCATCTACAGCGACAGCTATACCTACCACTTCACCATTACCTATTATGGATCCTGAACCCAGTTTCTTTAAATCTGGATCTCTGGTTTCTAAGTCAATTGCTATTTCATCTGCTTTCCTTAAATCAGGAAACTCTGTAGGTGCTACCCATTCTGTAGTTGGTATTAACATTATTTCTTTTTACCTATGTCTTTCATCTTTTTAATTTCTAATTCACAATAATGAATTATTTTTTCTAAGTCTTGTATGCCATTTTTATTTTTATAACGACACACATACTTAATAACATTTCCTTGAAAAAAAGAAAGGTCGTTCTTAGAAATAAATTCATAAGGTTGAATGTGAAAGTTTTTGTAATGATTCCCGCCAATCTGTTTATCTTGTGGGAATGCATCATCAAACATATTTTTATTTGTCATATTTTTCTCCTGTATTTGTTTTGGCAGTTGCTGGTTTAACGATGATATATCCAATCAGGGAGTTCGAGAAAATCGAACCAACTTCGCTCGTTAAAGCCTGATGCTGCCAGTCACCAGTAAAGGTCATCTCGCTCCCGTTCGGTTTATATACGTTAGTATATAAATTCTTATAAATGCTTGTATTCATTTCTTTTTATTCTAGCTTTTAATTTATATAAATTATTTCTGGTGCGTGTACTTCCCACATACCAAACTCTATGTTCTTCGTCATGTTTATCTTGACTTTTTTTAATTGCTTTTTTTATTTTATCTCCCATATCTAAACAAAGAATTACATTATCTTCTTCTCCGCCTTTAGCTGCATGAATAGTAGATACTTGTATACGTGCATCTTCATCTAAATTTTCATTATTATCTAATAAGTTTTTTATGTATTCTTTTTCTTTATACTCAGCATTTTTAAATGCATCAAACCAATCTATATTTTTGTCCCACTGTTCTTTTTTAAGACCGGTAAATTCAACAATATCTTTTATTTCTTTTTCATCCAATTCAGTTCCTCTGCACCATGAGTTGTAGTTAACAGATGCATTATATATTCTAACTTTAAAACTTTTGCCTTTATTAGTTTCATAATATAAATTTCTTTTTCTTAATTCTTTTGTCATTCTAACTAATCTAGAAATTGTTCTAGTCTGTATTAACCATTTGCCTTGAGTTAAATCTATTTGATCTAAATTATTTATTCTCTCACTTATACCCTCGTAATCTCTTGGATAGTATTGTTTTAACTTCCTTAAACCAACTATATTAGTTAAAGGTACCATTGATTGTTCTTGTACTGCTCTAGATATTCTTTTTGAATATTTTAATACTGTTTCTTTTGCGGGTTCATTTATAAATCTATTTACATCTGCTCCAGCCCACGCAAATATAGCTTGATCATCATCACCTGCTAAATAAATATCATCAGCACATTCTTTTAATTTATCAAATAGTTTCCATTGTAATGGAGATAAATCTTGAGCTTCATCTATAAATATAACTTTAAATTTTGGTAAATTTTCTTTTAATATTAATTGATTTATCATGTCATTAAAATCTAATTTCTTTTTTACTCTTTTGTATTCTTTTAAATTATCATCAATGTTTTTTAATATTGAAAATCTTTTAATTTCTTTTGCATTATGTTCATTTCTGTCATACTCTTCTCTAATAGTAACATCTCTATTCATTGCTCTACCAATCATTTGAAAGTATGGACTATCATTATTTAAATAAAATATTTCTTCTTTGTTATACTTATCATAATACTTAACTCTAACATTTAACTGCTTGCCTATCTTTTCATAGTCAGATGGCTGCATTACTTTCTTAGTATTTAAATCTAATTGATCAAAAGCAAATGAATGTATAGTTCTAAAATAATATAACTTATCATTATCTACTGGCATTCTATCTTTAGCAACTTTTGCTGCTTTTTTAGTAAAAGCAAAATAGGCAATCTTATCTAATGGAGTTCCTATTCGTATATAAGCTTTAGCTCTACTAATTAATTTATGAGTTTTGCCTGTACCTGGAGGACCAAAATATTTATATATCATTATACAATGTCCTCTTCATTTTCTACTTCCATAATTTCTTCTACTTCTTCTTCCTCTTCAAATAAATACAAAGGTATTTGTGCACATCTGTTTATACCTGGATATGGTTTATTTGTTTTTTTATTAATACCAGGAAATCTTTTCTTTTTACCAAATTCTGGTTTAGGTAATGATTCATCTTCTTTCTCAAACATTTTTTCAATCATGTAAGAAGTTCTTGATGCATCTTTTTTCCATTCATTTTCTTTTAAAAAATTATAGAAATCATCATAAACAAACCATGCATATGTATTATCTTTTAATACGTTACCACTTTGAAATGAATTAAATGTTGTTGCTTGAGGCCCATTAATATGTTCCTGTAATAATTTTTTAAGTATCTCTATTGGTCTGGTCCCTGGAGCCGGTTGCACTGTATCCTGGGTTTCTAACAATGCATTTATCATTGAATGGAAGTCCATTGCTTTTATTGGTGGAGGAAACACATCCGCTTGCGCCATAATTAATCCTCTTAATTCTTTTTGATCTTTTAATTTATTTACATCTTTTGCATGTACTGGAACTGATTCACCTTTTTTATTTTCTACTGTAAAATAATATTCAGGATCAGGTTTAAAATCTACTTTGATTAAATTAGTCATTAGCGGCCAATCAATTTTTTTATCCGATATAATTCCAAATCTTCTTTTTACACATTCTGATTTAACACAAACTGGTGCTAGTAATTCGTCATTGCAAGTATGACCTTTTGTTTCTTTTTGCCAATTTTTTATTTTTGATTCAATATGACTATCTGTCCAAGTTGCATTAAATTCGAAATAATTTCTACCTGCTTGTAGTACTTTATTTTTCCAATCATCTGAATATTTCTTTTTAGCAAAAACCATATAGTTATATAAAAATCTATCTCGACCATCTTCCATTTTATTTTTTGATAAAATTTCTAAACAAGGTGGACCATCTTTAAATTCTTTTGCACCACCTGTTAGTTCTTTTTGAATTATACTTCCTGATATATTTTTTAATTGTTCTGCAGTTTGTTTATTTAACTCAACACATTTTAAAAATATTGCGAATGGTATTTCTTTTCCTGAAGGATCTAGTGCAACTCTATCGTTTTTGCCAAAATAGGGTAAATTAATAAAATTACCATTTAATTTATTACCATCTGTATCATCTCCTAATTTAGTTTGTTTAGGAAATATCTCTGTATTAATTGGTAGTTTAAATAAAAATAATACTTCTTCTAAAAAATCTTTTATTATTTTTGCTTTTATAAAATTTTTTGTAAAAACATATAAGTGAAGTCCACCACTTTTTGATTTGATTGGTATAAGTGGTAATTCTTTTTCTTGAATTATATCTAAATATTTTTTTATATCTAAATTTTTATATACTTTAGGATCAATATCTATTGCACCAAATCGTGCCAAACCATCATCATTGCACGGTTGTATACCTATTGATTTAGTTCCATCTAAATGTTGTAGATAATCTAAATCAGTAATTGGTTTACCCGACCAGCCATAGTCACCTGATCTAAATTTTATTTTACCTGTTTCTGGATCCTTGTAACCATTATTAATATTACAAAAACCAAAGTTACGAGTTAGACCCGTAAAATATTCTTTGAATTCTTTCTGTAATTCTTGCATATCTTTGTCCCTTTATTATTTTTAATAAGGCGGCCCCAGTCTCCCGTTGCCGCCTCATCTTCGAAGTATTCACTTAGTGAATTAGACAATATCCTCAGCTTTAGATTTGTCTGTTTTCTCGTACTCAGGTTTTGCTTGACCTGCAGACACAGATTTTTGAAACTCCTGTGCCATTAAGTATAAGTCTGCATCTTCCTTCTTAGAGACATCTAGTGCTCTAACCATTGAAGGTTTATAGACATGCCAGCTTTTACTTCCCGCAGTTTTACCAACAGTTCTTAAATTATAAACTGCTGCATATGCTGCTGGATTGTAAACACCTTTATCGTCCTTAAATCTGAGGTTTTTAATCAACTGATTTAATTCTCTTGCAGGTGTTAAGTTAGATGATCGCATAGTCACTACTGCAGGTCTAGGTTCTTCACCTAAAACAATTACATAAAAGTATGCAGTTTTTTCTAAGTAGTTACCATTAGATAATCTAAACTTACCGTTCCTTTCTTCTACAGCGTCTTCCGGTATTGATAAGTGTGTCATAACAGGTGGAGCTGCTGTATCTCCCATCTCCTGCCATTCTGGATATCTTGTTTGCACATGTGCAACAAGTAATTCCACACCTTCGTTTCCATCTATTAATGTACCAAGACCTTTTGCATAGATCATACCAGGTTGTGAACCTTCTACGTACTTTGCATTACTCTTATTACATTCAGGTGATAGTTGGTGAAGGATTTTTAAAATCGGTGTTGACATATCATCCGATTTTATTTCTTCGCTACCTCTTCCAGAGTCTCCTCTTAGATTGATAGTAGTCAGTGCACCTGCACTGTTTTTCTTAGTCATAGCATTTGTATTTGCCATCATATTACTCCTATTTTTTATTATTTATTTTTTATTTTTAAAATACGTTTGATTTCCATCAAATGTATTGAATAGTTCTTCTGGAACTTCACGACCTTTGTCTTTCCATTCCTTCATAACTACTTTGAGTGTCTGAGGATGAACCTTTTCTTCTTGAAGAGGTTCAAAACCCCCAGACCTCGCAAGGTTGACATAGTCAATAGCCTTGTTATCTTCGCCTTGGCCAAATGATACAATAACATTATTTTTTACTATATCACCTAAACCATTCTCTCGAAGCCAGTGTATCGCCTCTGCTTTTTTATCAGCTTTAACTGAGGCACTATAAATTTGTTTAACGGTTAATTCAGAACCATCTTTAAGTTTTAAACTAGATAGATTCATATCTTCCATTAATTTTGGAATAACCACACAACTAAAATATTTTTCATCTTCTTTTAAATCTTTTACTTGTGCTTCCAAATTTTCTATTTGGTTTTGTATTGATTTTAACTTTTCAACTTCAGTTGAAAGTTTATCGGGATCAATGCTATCTGTTTGATCAGGTGCATCTTTACGCATATCTATTATCATATATATAACTCCTTAATTATTTTCTTTATTACTTTCATGGCTGTAATTATAAGGACTCAAACTTGATTTGTCAAGTTTTATTTTTGAAAAATATCTACTTCGATTGGATAATAAGTTTTTTCTTGTCGATCCCATTTTAACAATTTATATTTACCGTTAGTAATATCACAAACTACTGAACAGACTACTCCAATAATTGCAGGATCTCCTGACAATAATAAGTAATCATCGGTTGTATAATTTTTTAATAATGTTCTTAATTTATTTATCAATGGTCCTGGTGATAAAATAATTTGGCTTTTTTCTGGCAACAATGTGACAATTTGTCCAAATTTTTGTGCACCTAAAATATTGTATTTAGGCTGACTAATTGATGTACCAGGTATTTCTTGTGTTAAATAAACTTTGCTCATTGACTTTTTCTTTTTTGATATTATTATAGTTAATAGAAAGAAAAGTAAATAGATAAATATATGAATTATAAATTTAAAACTAAGCCATATCAACATCAATTAGATGCATTAGAAGCATCTTGGAATAAAACAAATTTTGCCTATTTTATGGAAATGGGTACAGGTAAATCTAAGGTATTGTTAGATAATTCTGCAATGCTTTATGATAAAGGCCTTATTAATGGGTTACTTCTTATAGCACCTAAAGGTGTATATAAGAATTGGTATGATTCAGAAATACCTACGCATTTACCTGACCATATAGAAAAGAAAGTTGTTCTTTGGAAAACATCTGACAAATCATCTAAACAGAAAAAAATATTAAATACATTATTTGAAACTGGTACTGACTTTCATATTTTAATTATGAATGTTGAATCATTTAGTTCTGGTAATGGTACAGAGTTTGCACAAAAATTTTTATCATGCCACAAAGCAATGATTGCTATTGATGAGTCTACTACAATTAAAACTCCAACATCTAATAGAACAAAAAATATTTTATCACTTAGAGATAATGCTAAATATAGAAGAATACTTACAGGTTCACCTGTAACTAAATCACCTTTAGATTTATTTTCACAATGTCAGTTTTTAGATCCATGGTTATTAAATCATGATTCTTATTGGACATTTAAATCAAGATATGCTGTTACCAGAAAAATTGAAGTACAAGGTAGACGAGTTGAAATAATTATTGGCTATAGAAATCTTGGAGAACTATCTGATATGATAAAACCATTTTCAAAAAGAGTACTAAAAGAAGATTGTTTGGATTTACCGGAAAAAACTTATGTTAAACATTATGTTGAACTTACACCTGAACAGAAAAAAGTTTATCAACAAATGAAACAAG